GCAGCATCCGACGCGCGCGCCGCGGGCTGGTCGGACGAGCCAGAAGAGCACTTCACCTTCGGGTGGTGAGAGGAGGCGGGCCATGCCGACGATCCTGCAGTGGGTCCGCCTGCTCGAGGAGAAGATTCAGCAGCAGACGTGGTACGCGGCGCCGTACGAGCGTCGCTACCGCAACGAGCACGTCCTGCCGTTCATTGAGCGCGAGTTCCGCGAGGTGTACGGCTCGAAGGTCGACGCGCTCGGCTCTGAGCTGCAGCCGCCCCGTGTGGGCATGGCCGGCATCGGCGTCGACGCGCTCGTGGAGCGCATGACCGTGCTCGGCGCCGACTCTGAGGACGCCGCTGCGGCGAAGCGCGTCGACTACGCCTTCAAGGGAAACGACCTCGACGTGATGCAGCGCGAGGCTGTCCGTGAGGCGCTTGTGAAGCGGGTCAGCTTCGCGCAGATCGACCGCAGTGCTGACGGTCGCGCTGTCGTCGGCATCGAGGCGGCCGAGCAGATGGCCGTACACCGCATGCAGCACCCGCCGTACGACGTCGACGCCGCACTCAAGGTCAGCGTGAACGAGTGGACGGGGCAGCGCACTGCGCGCCTGTGGCTGATCGGCCGCACCGTCGACCTCCTCGAGGCCGACATGGCGCAGCACGACCCGGAGGGCTCCAACATCGTGAGCCGCTGGGCGGTCGTCGCCGATGTACCCTCGCGCCTGCCGGTCGTCCCGGTCGTCGAGTTTGCGCACAAGGCGCGCCTGCTCGCCGACCCGACGAGCGAGATCGAGCCCATCGCGTCCCTGTGCGACATCGTCGACCTCATCGAGGGCCTCATGGTCTTCGCAGGGCACTTCGGCGCCGTCCCGATCCGCTTCGGCAAGGGCATCGAGCTGCCGAAGGACAAGGACGGAAAGCCGATCCTCGATAAGGACGGCCGCCCCATGCTTGGGTTCAACCCGCGCGCCGATCACGTATGGATCACGACGAGCAAGGACGCCGAGTTCGGGCAGCTCACCCCGGCGGGCCTGACGAGCTTCGTCGAGTGGTCCGACCATGCGGTGAGCCAGATCCGCTCAATCACCAAGGTCGCTTCGTCGTACTACCGGCTCGACCTCAAGTCGCACATGTCGGCGGAACTGCTCAAGGTGGATGAGGCGCCGATGGTGCGTCGCATCAAGAGCATGGGCCAGTACGGCAGCTTTGGTGTCGCGTGGCGCAAGCTCATGCAGATCATCCTCATGATCGAGGACCCTGCGTCGACGGCGCTCGTGCAGCCGCGCTGGGGTGACCCGGAGACGCGCATCGAGTCTGCGGCCGCTGATGGCGTGCAGAAGCTCGTCGCGTCCGGGATGGGCGTGCAGACGGCGGCGAAGAAGCTACTCGGATGGTCTGAGGCTGAGGTCTCGGCGGCCGTTGCGGAGTACGACGCGGCCGAGGCGCGCAAGGTGGAGCGTGACGCGCTCGCCAACGACCCGGTCGTGTCGGCGCTGACGAAGCAGACATCCGATGGTGCAGCTTCAGTCGGCGCTTGAGCACTACCGGCGTCAGCGCAGGATCGCGACGCTCGGCCTGATCGGCGCTCGACGTGAGCAGCAGCGCGGCAACCTCAAGCGGGCACTTGCGCTCGTCACGTTTGCGCAGCTGCAGGCCGCGCAGGATGCGGTCACGGCGTCGCAGGACATGCTTGACGAGCAGGGTGTGCGCGCCCCGGCCATCGCCGCCGTGGATGCTGCGGCGCTCGCCGGTGTCGCGTCGGATGGCCGTGACTTGCTCGGTCTGCTCCAGGCTGTCAGCCGCCCCGAGGCGCCGGCGGGAAGCTTCGATCGTGCAGTGTTGACGCAGATCAGCGACGCGGGGCGCGCAGGCGGTGCGGTGAGCATCGCGGCCCGCCCGAAGGTGACTGGGTACGTGCGCATGCTCGTGCCGCCGTCGTGCTCGCGCTGCGCGATCCTCGCGGGCAAGGAGTACCGCTGGAACCAGGGGTTCCAGCGCCACCCGCACTGCTTCCCCGCCGGGGTTGTCGTCTCTGGTCCTGCGTCAGAGAAGGCCACGCGGCGGTGGTACGAGGGGGAACTCGTTGTCCTCACGACCGCAAGCGGTCAAGAGCTCCCCGTTACCGGCAATCACCCGATACTGACTCGTCGCGGGTGGGTTCCGGCGAACCTCATCGAAGAAGGCGACGAGGTAGTCCGCAGCACCCGGCCCGAGGGCGCTACGCCCCTCGTAGTTCCAGACCATGACCAGGTGCCAACCCGCATCGAGGATGTCTGGCGTTCGCTGGGCATGCTTGGCCTTGAAGCTGTGGAATCCTCCCCCGAGGACTTCCATGGCGACGGGCAGGACGGCCAGGTCGACGTTGCTGGTGCCGATGGCGCGCTGGTGGGTGACGTGCTCGCCACGTTCGTTCAGCAGGCGGGCCAGGAGGGCCTCGCCGTCGCTCTGCGGTCCGCCGCTGGCCTCGTTGGTGAGAGCTCGTCGGAGCAGCTCGATGTGCGGGACCTTGCGCTGACGGGCAGCCTTGTGGGCCGCAGCAGTCTGGGCTCTGCGCTCGTCTTCGGTCATCTGCGCGGCTCGCACGAATCCCGCTTCGCTCGTGCCACGCACATGCACTCCAGCGGCCTCAAGGCGGCGCCGGATGGCCTGTCGAGAGATGCCGTACTGGCGCGACAGGGCGTATTCGCTGGCGCCGGACTCGTACTGCCTCACGATCGCGCCATCCGGAACGGTGATTCGGTCTCGAGGTGGGATGCCCCGGCGGGACCGTTCACGAGCCAGAGTGTTGTGGGCTACGCCAGTCGCGGCTCTGATCTCCTGAACCGGCTTTCCGGCCAAGTAGAGCTCGATAGCGTGGTCCATCGTGTGCGTCGGGATTTTGCGGGCCATGTCTACTCGCTAACGTCGTCGGAAGGTTGGCACGTTGCCAACAGTCTCATTGTATCAAACTGCGACTGCCGACACATCCCAACAACGGAGCGGACTGCCGGGCACCTGACGACCGACCCTCGCGCCTACTTCGACTCGCTCGACGCGGCGCAGCAGGAGCGGATCTTCACGAAGGCGGGCGCACAGTCCATCCGTGACGGCGCGGACATGGCGCAGGTCGTGAACGCCAGGCGCGGCATGACGACAGCGCAGGTCGGCAGTGAGCGCGTGCTTGCGACAAGAGCGGGTGCGACGCGCGGCCGCGTCCGGTTGATGCCGGAGACGATCATGCAGATCGCCGGGAGTGACCGGACCGAGGCGATCCGCCTACTACGCCTGCACGGTTACCTGCGCGACTGAGCGCACTCATTCTTCCCGGCGTCGCGACGGCGTACGGGCTACTTCACCGAGAGCGATTCGAGGAACACGATGACGAACGACCACAGCAACGAGCAGCAGCCCGTCGAGAAGCCCGAAGGCGTCAGCGACGCCGAGTGGGACGCGCTCGGCGACCCCGGCAAGCAGGCCCTCGTCCGTGAGAGGCAGGCCCGCGCCGACCTCGAGGCGCAGCTCGCCGAGGCGCGCAAGCCGAAGCCGTCCCCCCCGGCCCAGAAGACGGGCGAGGAGAAGGGTGAGGCCGCCAAGGATGCATCGAAGGGCGATGACCTCGAGGCGCGCATCGCTGCCGCTGTGCAGGCCGCGCTCGCGCCCGTGCAGGAGAGCCAGCAGCAGTGGCAGGCCGAGCAGCTCGCCGCCCGCGTGCGCGAGAGCGTCACGACGACCGCAGCGGCTCGCTTCCACGATGTCAGCGACGTCATGCCGCACCTTGATCTGACGCAGCTCACCGATGGCTCGGGTGCGCCCGACCAGTCGAAGATCGTGGCCGAGCTCGAGCGCGTCGCGGCGGACAAGCCGCACCTCGTCAAGCCTGCGTATGCGCCGCGCACCCCGATGCCAGGCGCCCCGTTCGGTGGCGGAGCATCCGCCCCGTCCATCGACGAGCGCGTGAAGGAATCCCTCGCGCGCATGCAGACCGCAGCCGGCGTCCACAAGGGCGCGGCTGCCTGACCTTCCACGGTGCTGAGGCGCGAAGCCGCACACCGCCCCCTCCAGGACACCTCAACCAAAGGAGAAAGCAGTGTCCAACTTCGCGCCCACGCGCACCGAGTACAACGAGAGCGATCGCCGCTGGGCTCGCAACTTCCTCGCGCTCGACACCAACGGTGTCACGCTCGACGGGAGCAAGTTCCCTGCGGGCACCGTCGTCCCGTCCGGCACGCACATCGGCAAGGCGGATGCGTCGACGAAGCTGAGCGGCCCCCGCGACGCGGGCAAGCCGTCCGCCGGCATTCTCGTCAACGACTTCAAGGTCACGCCGGGCAAGCACCTCGTCGCGGTCGCCACTGGTGGCGGCCCCGTCGACCGTCGCTACCTGCCCGCCGGCCACGACGTCGCCGCCGAGCAGTCGCTGACCGCCATCAACTTCATCAACTGAGAGGAGGGAACACATCATGCAGATGATCGATCTCGTTCCCGACCTGCGGCCCACGATCCTGGCCGCCCGCGAGCTGCGCGATGCGCGCAACTCGCTCGCCACGTTCCTTCCGAACACGGCCGTCGACGCCGTCAGCTACCGCCTCGGTCGCCGCAAGCGTCTCGACCAGGCTGTCCCGGTGCGCGCCATCGACGCGCCCGCGACGCCGATCCGGCGCCCCGGCATCGTCGAGGTCAAGGGCGACCTGCCCGCGATCACGCCGATCATCGACCTGTCCGAGCAGGACCTCACCAACGAGATGGTCATGGCGAAGCAGCTCGCCGGCATCCCCGTCGACTGGCAGCCCACCGTCGACGCCGCCGCCGGTCAGGCTGCGCTCGCCATCGACAACACGCTCGAGCTGATGCGCGGTCAGCTCCTGTCGACCGGCAAGGTGTCCCTGCAGGCCGAGGACGGTGTCGTCCACGAGGTCGACTTCGGCGTCTCGGCGAAGCAGAACATCACGGCCGCGTCGGCGTGGACGCCCGCGGATGCGCTCGACAACCTGTTCGCCGCCGGCAACACGCACGGCGAGGAGGCTGGCATCGACGCCGGCGCGATCCTCACGACGCGCAAGGTGCGTGCGGTTCTCCTCGCGGGTATCGCCGCGAAGTACCCGCAGGCGCCGGTCGGTCAGGCTGCGCTGTCGGCGTGGCTCGCGGACAACGGGCTGCCGGACATCATCACGTACGACCGCGTCCTGTCGAACGTCGACGGCACGCGTTCGCGTGTGCTGCCCGAGGGCACCGTCGTGTTCCTGCCGTCGGCGACTGACCCGGTCGGTCAGACGCAGCTCGGCATCACGCAGGAGGCCGTGCAGCAGACGCAGCGCGTTCAGCCGAACGGCGCGACGGCGCTGACGTCGGACATCGCGAAGGGCATCACGATCATCACGCTCGGCAGCGACAACCCGGTTCGTCGCTCCGTGAAGGGCGCGGCGCTCGGCATGCCGGTTCTCGACGACCCGACGCAGCTCACGATCGTGCGCGGCGTCCTGGGCGCCTGATGGGTGCGCGGCTGATCGAGACCGTGCTCGCCGACGGTGTCGTCTACCCGGTCGGTACGGAGCGCACCTCGGAGCTGGGCGAGAAGATCCCTGCCCGATTCTGGGATGCGCCCGAGCCGGAAGCAAAGCCGGCGTCGCGCAAGGCGAAGAGCGAGTGAGTGAGGGGGCGTCGTTATGGCTGACGTGATCGAGCAGATCAAGACGGAGCTGGGCGGCGCCTCCGCGCTCACCGACGCGCAGCTCGATCTGTGGGTGTCGGACGCGCAACGGCTCATCCAGCGTCGCATCGACAAGCTCGGGGTGACGCTGGCGCCCGATGATCTCGCGGCGCTCACGCGCCTTGCTGTCGTTGCGCACGCTCGCAACCCGAGCGGCGCGGCGCAGTACGACGTGGCCCTCGACGATGCTCGCGTGTCTCGGCGCGTGAGCGAGTCAGCGGGGCGCGTCGCCATCGACGATGACCTGTGGGGCATGTTCGGGCTCGACGAGCCTGACCTCTCCGGCGGGTGGTCGGGCAGCATCCCGTACGCAGGGAGCTGGCGATGAGCGACCTCGGCTGGGTCGCGGGTGACGTCGCGGCCGGCGTTTCCGACCTGCGCGCACTGTCCGAGTCCCTCATGGTCGATGAGTGCCGCGTCGAGGTGCCTGGCGGTGTCGTGACGGACCCGGACACGTTGCAGGACGTCGTGTCGTGGCGTGTGTTGTACGAGGGTCGGTGTCGCCTGCAGCGTGTGAATGTGCAGGCGTCTGAGGTTGAGGCGGCTGCTGCGTTCGCGGGTAAGACGCCGACGGATTTGCGGTTGCCGCTGAGTGCGCCTGAGTTGCCGAATGGGGTGCGTGTGACGGTGACTCGGCATGCGCGTCTTGTTGGTCGTCAGATGACGGTGAAGGGTCGCAGCTTCCAGACCTTTGAGCGTGATGCTCGGTATGCGTGCGAGGGGGTGGATTGGTGACGACTTTGCCTGAGCTTGCGGCGGCGCTTGGTCGTGTGTCGACGGTGCGCGCTGTGGTGCCGGTTGTGCAGGCGTCGAAGGTGGCGGCGACGAATGTCCTGAAGCAGCAGGCGTCCGGGCATCGTCATGCGGGGGGCTTGCCTGGCGCGATGAAGGGCGAGTCCATTCTCGGCGGTCTCGGTTATGAGTCCGGACCGGAGGCGCGTGGTGTCGGCAAGCTCGAGAACCTGTACTACTTCGGCAGCTCGCGGATGGCGCCGCAGATCCCTGATCCGGTTATCGCGTTGCAGGCTGAGGCTCCCGTGGTGGAGCGCAAGATCGCGGACGCGGTGTGCGCTGAGATCGTGAGGCGGCTGTGAGGCCGGCGCTTCCTGACTCGCATGCGCAGGCGCTTCTTGCCGCGGTGAAGGCTGCTGTCGGTGGCGTCGTGGCGTATCTCGATGAGGTGCCGGATGATCCGCCGTACCCGTACGTCGTGGTCGAGTCTGATTC